CGGATATTTATGAATATGATCTATTCTCTTTCAAAGATAGCAATAATAAGATCATGGACGATTTAATAAGGTCTAATAATATCATGGATTTGAATGATGATAGGAAACTTTGTTGTTATTATGTTTCTCTATTGAATGCTAGACATAATATATTACATAAATTGTTGAATGATTATCTAGGTATATATTATGAAGAGAGGGCTGTTTCCAATGATTATCCTAAGATCATTGGTAGGGAAGCATCAATGACACCTGATATAATATTGGAGACAAAGGCATATAGATATGTAATTGACGTGTCTGTTACATTGGACCCTGATAACAGCTCAATAAAGAAAACAAAGAAATATGGTGTTTTGATTGAAAAATTAAACAAACATTATCCATTGAAAACTGTTTTCTATCCGTTCTGTATATCAACAACAATGAAGGATTTGGATTATAAGTTAGATTTTTTTACAAAAAGGAGGTTGAAGAAAAATGAGTTCAATTATAATCTGTTTTCAAATGCATTGAAAATAATAAACGAAAAAAGAGAATTTGTTAGGATCAATATTGATGAGGAATACTTTAATACAAAATTAAGTATGAAATATGGTTTTGTGAGTAAAATTGGAATAAAAAAAGATGTTGACATTGATATAGGTCTGGCAGAAAAATTAAGTAGATCAAAGTATCCTGAGTATGATGATATTGGGGAAGACATTGAAGGTTTTGATGTTGACAAGATGATTGAATCCATCAAGGGTATTATAAATGAAAAAGGTGATATTTATAATAAATTCAAGGATATGAAAAACAATACTGAGCAATACTATGAGGCTAGTCCTGATATTTATAGTCAAAATGAGGGTTATGAAGTAAATGATAACTATAAACCAACACATCATATAATAATACCACCCTATGAAAAAATAATGGGTGTTGAATATAAGCAGAGGGATTTAGATGATGGGAAGATAAACGAGCAGAGTATGATTATGAGTTTTATGGAGTATCTCAAATTCAGTTTAAGCCCAAACAGTGATGAGCCATCAATACGATTTGTTTATAAAATATGTGAAAATGCATTGTCTATATTGGAAAATAAGCAAATGCTCAACATGTTCAATAACGGGTTCTATTATAGTAAGGATATTGACAAGGTCGATAGGGAAGATTATCATAAGGGGAGAGTTGATTCGAAGGATTTCAAAAAGGATAGGACCAATCAATCGTTCATGGATTTCCTGATGTCAAAGGGTGATATGAAGTTGAAGGAGTTGGATGGTGATGTATTAGGTTATACTTTTAAAAAGAAGACAATAAGGTTTGATACCATGACAACTGATAAAGATATTTTTGAGATTTGGAAGAAGGCTGGTGTTGGGGTTCTCAGAAATAACAAGGGCGATATTGATAAGCCAATAAAAATGAAAACAACATCCCCAGAGGGTAGTAAATATATGGACAATATGTTAGATTGGATGAGAAAAGACTCAGGGCTGTGCTATGATGATTATACCATGGGAACATACTTCAATTACTATGACACCTTCGACCATCCAATGGCAAAGCATATTAAGGAAAAGTCTGTTAAGATATATAAAAAACCATTGAAAAGGCTTATGAAGTCAAATGGTTATTACTACATGAACAAATCTAGATTGATAAACAAACAAATGATGCACTATCAATTACTAAATTTAAATGAAAAGTGTTTCAGTTTTTTTAACGCTGGTATTCCAAATGCCCTATATATAGTGAGTGGTTGTTATAACAAACTTGGGTCAGAGTTGGGAAAGCCTTTTATGTTCCTTTGTATTACCCAGGAACCGGATTTTTTTAGTCCCTTTTTTGGAAAGCTAGAAAAATACCTCATTGATGATAATAGATGGTTGATTGTCTCTAATTGGAGGAGATTACCGGTATTTAAGGTGACCCATATGAAAGATGCCTATTATTCCACCCTATCAAGTACCATGGGAACTTATTTGTCTCGAGATATAAAGGGAAATTATTCTTCTCAAAAATTAAAATTCATATACTCTCTAAGATCAATAATATCCCTAGCAACAAACCAAAGAATGTCTGAACTGCTTATGGATGTTAGATATGCTTACATGTCCGCATTCTCGCAATACACTAATATAAAGAAACTATTAATTGAGAAATTCAAACCACCTTTTAAGACTGTCATTGATTGGTGGATAATTTCTAGGTTGTTGAAAAGATTGCCAGTTATTTTTAAGGCTGTTATGTCTGGTGAGGCAATAAAGATAAAAAAAGCATGGTTTGATTCTGGTAGGAGGTTAGACTCTACAAAAGGTGGGAAGTTGATGGTTCCCTCGTTATGGGGTGATCATATGGTTTATGAAGCTCAAGAAGTGTTGGACGAGGCGTTTATTTACGTGCATACCATAAAGGAACCGTCTAGTATGTTCCATGAAGAGATTAAAGCCATAAATACAATAACCAAGTTCCAGAAAATGTATGACAAATTGAAGTACCCTTATAAACATGGCATGGTGAATCACAACAATCTAAGAGATTTCTTGTGGGATACAGAATATATTGGGTGTTGTAATGGGATTATTCATGATTCTGTAAAGGAGACAATAAATAAAGAAAGGCCATTTTTCAAAAAAATAGTTGATAGCATTGCCAATGAAGATATATCTGAGCTTATAAGTACAAAAGCAGTTATTCATGATGTGAATAGAAAAGTAGTTGAGGTGGATGCCAACAAGAGGGATAAACAGAAGATGATCAACAGAATGAAGAAAATGAATGTTATCATGGGTAATGACGAGAAAATTGATGAGGAGATGATTATGAAAGACTTGAAAAATTTTGAATATGAGTCAATTTCTGCCTATTATAGTAAGAAAAAACCAAGACAAAAAGTTATTGAGACAATATTGGATATTCTTGGTAGGAACGGTGATTATCAGAAAGTTATTGACATCGTGAATGATTTTATCACAGAAGATGATGCCAATGTCGTAGCGGACATTTGTATAAAGTCCCAGTATGGTTCAAAAAGAGAGTTTTATGTTATAAATATCGGGGCAAAAGCTATAGCAAGGTGTACAGAGAATTTTTACAAACAAATATGTATTAACTCTCCGAATGAGATGATATCTGTCCCTGGAGATCGTAAAATGGTTGTTATGCAAAATTCTCTGGATGAACTATATAAACAAATTTCCAGTGTTAGACATAACAAGAATGTAGAATCAATGGGGATTAGGTATGTAAATGGTGACTGTACAAAATGGTCTGCCGCAGAAACAATGTCCTCCTTCATTGCGATGACCTACGCAATGAAGGACGACCTCCCCAAGGGAATGTATACTTTGTTGCAGCTCACATTTTGTGCTTGG